GGCCGTGGCGCCGCTCACGGGCGTGGACAACCATCTGGTCGCCTTCAGGGCGCGCGACGGCGAGACCGTGAACGTGAGCAGGCCCGGACAGGCCGGCGACAGCGGCGGCGGCGGCGGCGGCGGCGGCGGGCGCGAGCTGACCGAGGCCGTCTCCGCGCTGACCGCCGCCGTAGAGCGCATGGGCAACGGCGGCGTCAGGATGGTCAACGTCGTAGACCCCAGTATGCTCGGGGAGTACGTCGAGTCCTCCACGGGCGAGCGCACCATAGTCAACATCATGCGCCGGAACAAGGACGTACTCAGGTCGTAGCATGGCTGTGTGGCCGTTCGAGGCCGAGAGGCCCTTCTTAGAGGTCCTGGAGTGGGGGACAGACGTGCAGACCGCCAGGTCCGGGGCGGAGCAGCGCACGGCCGTGCGCGCCCGTCCGAGATGGTCGGTCGAGCTGAACCTCGTCGTCGAGGGCCAGGCAGACAGGTCCATGCTAGAGGCCCTCGCCTACACGTCCCACAGCCAGGTCAGCCTGGTACCCTGGTGGCCTGGCCGCAGGCGCGTCGGGGACGTCGCCGCCGGCTCCACGTCTGTGCCCGTGAACACGGCTGACGCCCGCTTCATCGCCGGCGCCAAGGCGATGCTGCTTGACGGCACGACGTGGGAGAGCGTCGACGTCCTGTCCGTCTCGGCGTCTGCCCTCGGCGTGTCGGCTGTCGTGTCCAGCTTCGTCAACGCCGAGGTGGTCCCGCTTGTGTCGTGCAGGCTCAGCCGTGACTTCTCCAGGACAGACTACCCGTCTGGCGTCGCCAGGTGCTCCTTCTCGTTCGTGTCCGACGCGGGCGAGGCCCCTGACGGTGGCGAGCCCGCGGAGCTGTTCGCCGGCGTCGAGGTCGGGCCCGACGTGCTGTCGTGCGACGGCGCCGGCCTCGCGCGGGCAGGGAGCCGCGAGTACGACGAGGTGGACGGGACGACCGGCCTCGTCCACCGTGTCGTGCACTCGAGGTCCGCCGCCTCGGTCGTGCCCGTGACGCTCCGCGCCAGTGACTTTGCGGAGGCCGCCGCGATCAGGCGCTTCCTGCACCGCAGGCGCGGCAAGTACAGCCCCTTCTGGCTGCCTTCCGGCGTGGTCGACGGCGTCACCAGCGCCGCCACGCTTGGCGGCGAGTCGTCCGTGCCGGTGTCAGGCCTGTTCGGTTACCAGTTGTTCAGTCCGTCTGGGACGCGTCGCGCGGTGACGTTCGGCCCGCTGGCCGACGGGAGCAGGGTCCGTCGCCTCGTCTCATCCGTCGGCGCGATGGTTGGAGGCGTCGAGGTCGTCGGCGTGAGCGGCACCCTGCCGGCGATGCCGGCGGGCACGCGGGTCTCGTGGCTCACGGAGTCCCGCCTCAACGCCGACCGCGTGGAGCTCGGCTGGATGGGCGAGTGCCTGTGCGTGGTCAAGACGCAAGTCAAAGAGGTGTGGTGACGTGGAAGCGATCGAGCTGTACGAGTTCACCCTGTACTCCACCACGTGGAGGTACACGTCTTCTGGCGCGCCCGTGACGCACGACGGCGAGGTGTACGCGGTCCTGTCCGGCCTGTCGCGCGGCGCCGTCGAGCACACCGGCGACGCCTCGCGCGTCGAGCACAAGGTTACCATGCCTGTAGGCGTCGGGCCCGCGGCCCTCTTCTCCAACGGCACGCCCGACGGCGTGCTGCAGCTTCGCCTTCTGCGTCTCGAGGACGGAGTCGCCGAGGTGACGTGGGTCGGCCGCATCGTCGGCTGCACGTTCGCCGGCTCCGTGGCCACGCTCACCGGGGAGCCCGTATTCTCCACGGTCAAGGCGCCAGGCCTCAGTTGGTTCTTCACGCCATCATGCCAGCACGACTTTTGCGATCTGCGCTGTGTGTCGCCCGACAACAATGGGAACTATTCGCCCAATCGCGCTTACGCCGACGGCGCGACCGCGGTCTTCGACCCCGGCATGTACTTCTATTCCGGCGCGGCGGACCTGGACAGCCCCCCGGCCCAGATGTGGGATGAAGACCCCGCCACAGTCGGTGCCGTGACCGGAATGGACTCAGATTCCGTCATAACCGGCGCGTATAAGGAAAACCTGTGGGAAGAAGAGATAGAAGGCTGCACGCACACCCATGAAGTGTACGAGAGCTTCTCTTACGAAGAGGGCGTGTGGACGTATCACTTCGAATCGTATGAATACTGGGAATGCCCCAGTTACGAGGAGATATACATCAGCTACTCCGCGACGGAAGACGAAGAGGGCGTCGCCCACTACGTCCAGACCGATCCCGAAGCCGCTACGTGGGACGACCCCGACGGGCTTCCGCCTCTTGACGGCTTTACATTGGAAGGCAAGTCATCCATATGGCAGCGGAAGGACAAGCACCAGAACTATCAGGAGACCATCGGCGGGTACGTCCACACCTTCGTCATCAACGAGATGCTCGAGAACCACATCGACTACCTCCGGTACACGTACGAGAGCACAGAGTCGTGGGACGACGGGGACTATCACGAGGTCCGCACGTACTACCAGGGAACCCAGAACGCTGGCGAAACATTCGCCGAGTACCAGCAGTCCTCGCCTGAGGAGGCGTACTGGACTGACCCGGACGGGCTCCCTGCTCTAGACGACTATACGGGTATCGTGTACTACGGCAGCGGGAACTTCCGCGCGGGCATCACGTACGCCCAGGCGCGCGAGGTGGCGGTGGTCGCCATGTACGGCGGCAACGCCGGCGAGGGCCTCTTTGTACAGTCCTCGACCGACGGAGAGACCTGGGAGACAGTCCCATCCAGCATCCTCACTGGGGCTTCATCGCACTGGATACTTTACAACGTGGGCCCGAGTGCGGGACGACTGCACTGGGCGGTGCTGTCGACGGATCCCCTCTTACTGGCCGGGCTCAAGTTCTTCACGCGCCAGGAGTACGAGGACTGCAGGGCCTCTGTCGTGGCCCCGTCGTCCGTGTCGGCGATCGGCACCGTCAGCGGGAGCCACCCGCTGTCGCACATCACTGACGGCCTCGCCAGCACGTACGGCGAGGTGACCGGCGCCGGATGCGCCGTGGTCTTTGACATGGGCTCGCCCGTCAGCCTCGTCGCCATCACGCTAGTCCCGCCTGTGGTTGAGGACGGCAGCGGGTACTGCCTCGCGTACTCAGACGACAACTCAGCGTGGTACTTGGCGGATAGCCCCAACAACAACCTGGAGAATCCGCTCGCGTACTCGGTTGTCCACGACTTCGGCAAGCATCGCTGGTGGGCTGTGCTGGGTACTGCTGGCTTCGTAAGGCTCTCCAGCGTGATACTGTATAAACGTGGCCGGCTCATCAGCGAAGACGAGGCCAGGTTTAGGACGGTGTGGGCAGACGGCTCCGTGTGGGAGCTTGACGGCGAAGTGACCGCGGTCAGCGGGGCCACCGTGACCGTGGACGGCCTCAGCAGCAAGGCTGACGGCTTCTTCACCGGCGGGCTGCTGCTGTCGAACGAGGGCGCCCGGGCGGTGGTCTCGCACGCGGGCAACGTCCTGACACTGAGCCGGCCGATGGGCAGCCTAGCCGTCGGCACGATGGTCTCCGTCAGGGCTGGCTGCGACAAGACGAAGGAGACGTGCAACGCGAGGGGCAACATCCCCAATCACAGCGGGTGGCCCTTCATCCCCGAGAAGAACCCGATGGCCGATGATACCATATATTAGGGGGCATTTGCGATGGGCATCTGGTGGCTTATAGCCTGGGCAGCGATCGCGGTCTTGGGCTCCTTCTTCAGGACGTCAACTGGCAAGGCTGCTGGTACCTCTGCCCCGGTGGCTGAGACTGAGGTGGACGTGCCGACGGCGACGGAGGGCCGACCGATACCCGTCCTGTTCGGGACGCGCTACATCGAGGACGGCAACGTGGTGTGGTACGGCGACCTTAGGACTGTGGCCATCAGGTCAAGCGGCGGAAGCGGCGGGGGCAAGAAGTGACGAAGACCGACGGTGTGAGGGTGTACGTGCGCCACATGCGCGCCCTGGGCTTCTGCCTCAAGGGCTGCAGGAGGTTCTACGCGGACCACGGGCTTGATTGGCAGGGCTGTCTGACTGACGGGACTCCTGTCGAGCATGTGGAGGCCACGGGCGACGCCATGGCCCTCCGCGCGGTGGAGCTTGCGCGCAAGGAGGCTGACTTGTAATGGGCGGCGGCGGAAAGGGCGGCGGCGGCGGCGGTTCGACCGTCGTCGGATACAAGTATTATTGGGGTATGCACCTTGTGCTCGCGCACAGCGTAAGCGCCGTCCTCGAGCTGCGCTTCGGGGACAGGCTTGCTTGGACTGGTTATATGGCGAACGGCTATTCTGGCGTCGAGAACCCTGACGGCAGTTCCCCGTACCAGTACACAGACGTGGATGCCGGAGACCCCGTGCCGCCTGACTCTGAGCTCCTTAAGTACGACAAGACTTGGGAGACTGGCATCCCCGCGGGTAGTACCACGCAGCCCTATGCGCCTGTACCGGGGTACATGCACCTCGACGCCACGACGCTCTTCTCGAATAACGAGGGCGGCGTCGCTGGCCGCGTGGACTTCCTCAGTGGTTCCCAGACGCAGCCCAGGCATCCGTATCTCTATTCCAGGGTGTCCCACCTCGTCAGCGCCGCCCGCAGGGTCGCCTCGCTTGTGTTCCGCCGCTGCTACATGGGCAACAACCCCTACATGCGCAAGCTGGGCGTGAAGGCCGTCAGGCTGTGGCCCGCAGACCCCGATGAAAACTGGGCGGTTGTCGGTGAGTCGGCCGTGCCGTACGATGGCATGTCGATCGGGGCCCATGACTATGACATGAACCCCGCGCATATCATCTACGAGTGCCTCGTCAATCGCGACTGGGGGCGTGGCCTCGCGGCGTCTGACATAGACCTGGCGAGCTTCACTGCCGCGGCCACCAGGCTCTATGACGAGTCCTTCGGGCTGTCCATACTGTGGAACCGGGAGAACAGCGTCGAGGACTTCATCAAGACGATCCTCGAGCACATCGACGGCCTGCTCTACGAGGTGCCCTCTTCTGGCAAGGTCGGCATCCGCCTGCTCCGTGGCGACTACACCGTCGGGTCGCTGCCCGTGCTTGGACCGGATCAGATCGAGAGCGTGGAACAGTATTACAGGCCCGGCTGGGGCGCTGTGACCAACAAGGTGTTCGTCGTCTGGAAGGACGACATGAACAACGAGAAGACCGTATACGCTAAGGACCAGGCCGCCATAAACATGCAGGGCTCTGTGGTCTCAGAGACGCTGAGCATGCCCGGCATCCGTCACGTCGAACTGGCCCAGCGGGTCGCGGACCGCGAACTCGCGCAGAGGACCGGGGCCCTCGCCCAGGTCACTGTGGTCGCCGTCAGGGACGCCGCCAAGGACCTCTTGCCCGGCAGCGTGTTCGTGTGGCAGTGGCCCGAGTACGGCGTGGTGTCCATGGTCCTGCGCGTGCTGAAGGCGGAGCACGGGCCGATCACAGGCGGCACCGTCCGGCTCACCTGCACGCAGGACGTCTTCGCCGAGCCCGTCATCTCGGGCGTCGCGGCCCCGACGCCCGTGCCGTGGACGCCGCCCGGGGGCGAGCCGCAGGCGGCGACGCTCGCCCGCATCAACGAGGCGCCGTACTGGTTCGTCATACAGTACTTGACTGGCGAGTACAGCTTCCTCCTCGCGGAGTTCGACGACGACTCCGCGGCCGCCATGGTCATGGCCGTCAGTCCGCAGGCGGACTCCGGCTCCTTCAGCGCCGTGTTTGACGCCGGCGCAGGCTACGACGAAGACGCCGGTCTATCTGGGGTATGGTGCCCTGGGGGCACGGTGACGGCAGCCATGACCAGCGCAGCCACGACGCTCACCGTGGCGAGCCCCTCTGACTTTCAGCTGGTAAAAGTTGGGCAGTTGCTCTTCGTGGACGACGAGATAATGCTGGTGCAGGGTGTCAGCGGCTACACCGTCACGGTCGCGCGCGGCGTCCTCGACACCGTCCCGCAGGCACACGCCGCCGGCGCCGCGTGCTTCTTCGCGGTATCCCCGCTCCTCCCGAAGACGGAGTACGCGACCGGCGAGACGGTGGCGACCAAGCTCCTGACGCAGACCGTCGGCGCCTCGCTCGACATCGACGACGCGCCCGCCATGTCAGTCACGATGGCCTCGCGTTTCGCGAGGCCCTACCCGCCTGGCAAGGTGCGCGTCAACGGCGAAGCGTGGCCGGCGAGCATAACCGGCGACCTGGTCTTGACCTGGGCGAGCAGGAACAGGACGCAGCAGACGGCCTACATCGTGACGCAGGACGAGGACAGTGTCACGCCCGAGGCTGGCACCACGTACAACGTGCGCATATATGGCGAGAACGCGCAGCTCCTGCGCACCGTCACCGGCATCACTGGGACGTCTTACACGTACCCTGAGGCCGACGAGGTGGCCGACGGCGGCCTCAACCGCCGCCAGACAGCGCTCACCGTCGCGCGCGAGTCCGAGCGCGACGGGCTTGTGTCCTGGCAGGCCCACCAGAGGTCATTCACCCGGCCTGACGTGTACGCCGTCACCGAGGCCGTCGTCGTGTCCGACGCCGTGGAGGCCTAGCATCGTGGAGAAGGTCAAGATCGAAGAGCTCATGGACGCAACCATAATCCGTGGAGGGACGATGGACGAGAACGGCTTCATGACCGGGCACTATGTCTTCGAGTGCCTCGACAAGGACGGCAAGGTCAAGTGGCGCGAGGAGTTTGACAACCTCGTCACCACCGTCGGCAAGAACAAGGCCCTCGACGAGGCCCTCTCGGGCAGCGCCTACACCGCCGCGTGGTACCTCGGCCTCGTGTCGTCGGTGGACTACTCCGCCGTGGCCGCCGCCGACACCATGGCAAGTCACGCCGGGTGGAAGGAGGCCGGGCCCACCAACGCGCCCGCGTACAGTCAGGCCACCAGGCCGGCGGCCCTGTTCGCGGCCGCGGCGGCCGGGAGCAAGGCCCTGTCGAGCGCCGCTGTGTTCTCCATCACGAGCAGCGGCACCCTCAAGGGCGCCTTCCTGTGCAGCGACAGCGCCAAGGACGGCACCGCCGGCGTGCTGCTCTCCGTCGGCGTCTTCACTGGCGGGGACAAGATGGTGTCCAGCGGGGATACCGTCAACGTGAGCTACTCCCTGAGCATGTAGGGAAAAACCCTTGTTGCAGTGGACTGACACCCAGCAGCAGTGGTCCTCGACTGAGGCTGCGTGGCAGCCCGCCGGCCCTGAGCCGGTCGAGGTCGCCGTCTCCGAGGCCTGTACCGCCTTCGACGCGGCGGGCGCCTCCCCCGCCTCCGCCGCGCAGATGGTGGAGGCGGCACCGGCTGTCGACCCCGCGGGCCCGGCCACCCCGCGC